AAGATGCTGCAATCATAGTGTCAACTATCTTACCTCTAATTTTAATACCTGCGGCTCTTAACCAACAAACATCATACATAGCATTGTGAAATATAAAGGTAGTTTTCTCTTGATTAACTAAATCTTGAACCCATTGTAATACAAGTTTTCTATCCATATTGCCACCACCCTCATGTCCAATCGGATAATAGCCAGACCAGCCCTCTACGGCCACCGCAACGCCTGCAATATGTCCTTTTCCAACGACACTACCTGACCCTTGAGTCATTAAATAAGGGTCATAAGTTTCTAAATCAATAGCAACTTCTTTATGCCCGGATAAATCTTTTAGTTCGTCTGGTGCAACCCATTCAGTTTCGGGTGCAAACAACGGCATTTGGGTTCTTCTCATTTGTAATCTCTCTCTTTCACCATTTCTAGATAATGTATTGCTTTATCTATATCTTGTATGCCACCCTTAGTTGAGTGCCTACATATATACTTAATAGCGTTTCCTTCTGCAAAAAGCAACTTATTTTTGTTAATAAATTCAGCAGGTTGTATCTTCATATACATATAATGACTACCTCCTACTTGTTTAAACAACGATGATAATTCACCAAGTTTAACATTATCATTAACGACTCCTTTTTTCTTTAGTTCTTTGTATAGTTTTTTCATATTATATAAGCTCGATCAAAATTCTTAGGATCTAATAAATGCAATTCGCGCTTCGCTCTCGTCGCGCCAGTATAAAATAATCTATGTAATTCATCTGGGTCATGACTAAAAGTTTCTAGTGCTGCACCTGTAAGATCTTGTAACAATAAAACGTTGTCGGCTTCTCCTCCTTTTGCTGCGTGTATGGTTGACATTTTAATACGAGGATTTTTATTTATCATCTCACCATTCGCCCTCATGTTACGAATGTAAGTTTCCGTCATTGGATCTAAACCTTCAAATGATTTAAACCAAACGTCAGATTTTAATAATCCATGTTGTTCTTGGCATTCCTTTAGTGTATACTTCGCGTCCGAATGCAAAGTTTTACCCTTTTGAAACCCTACTAAAACATTAGATCCTAAATATTGATAGATGTTTTTAATCTCTAAGTGATTTAAAAACTCACCCTTACGCCATGACTCCCAGTTATTTAATGCAAGCAATAATTTTAATGGTACGGAATTCATACCTTTATATTGATAATACCATCCTTGAATCTCACATAAGTCTTTGGCATCATCTAGAAAATAGTTTGCAGAAGATAACACTAGCCAGTTACCTGTACTCATATCTACCTGTGTTATATCAGAATATCTTTTTAATAATCCTATTTCATCTCTAGGTTTATATTTCTTTTCAAATCTATTCTGTACTTTGTTTATAATATTTTGAGACAATTCATGTATAGGTCCACCCGGTATTCTATAAGATTGATCTAATATTTTAATGTCATTAACTTCTTCTTTTAATGCTATGAAGTGATCTACATCTGCACCGGCCCATTTAAATATAGCTTGGTCATCATCGCCTGCTATGTAAGTTTTCTCTGCTCTCGACCAAATCTTTCTTACCATTTCCCATTGTAGTAAAGATAAGTCTTGAGCTTCATCTATAAATAATACTTCAAACTTGTTAAGAGTTTCTTTTTTAATAAAGTCTTCTATTAAATCATTAAAATCTTTTAAATTCTTTTCTTTTTTAAATCTGTGTAATTCCTCTGCTAATAAAAATAATGTGTTTCGTTCTATATCTATAATATTTTTCCTAGAATCATAATACTCTAGTAGGTCCATTCTCTTAACTGCGGCTGTGTTTATGATTGTAAGGTATTCGTTGTCAGAATTAAAAGTACCATCCTCTGCTGAATACTTAGCCGTCTTAATAGGTATGCCACATTTCTGCCCAAATTCTCTATAGTCTTCTGTCTTCATCATTTTCTCTTTAGTCATACCTAATTGATTAAAAGCGTATGAATGTAGAGTCCTAAAAAAAGGTAAATCGTTATCTCTATCTAATCCAAACTTCTCTGTTGCACGGTTAGCAGCCTCTGTTGCGGCTTTTTTAGTAAACGAAAAGTACCCAATTTGTCTGGGTCTAATCCCCTGTTGGATGAATTCGTCCACTAAGTTTAACAACGTTGTTGTTTTTCCCGTTCCCGGTGGGCCTAATATTATTGTTTTCATATTTTTTTAACTTCCTTTCTGCCTTGTTTAGCCACATTTCTGTAAGCTCTAGTTCTTGTTTTAATTGTGCTATCTCTTCTCTAAATCTTAAATGCCAATTAATTCCTATTTTAAAAGTCATCTTGTTGATACTCCACTTTAGAAACCGCAGCTTCTATTTTTTTCATAGTTTTAATTTTAACAACTCTTGGCTGTTGTTGTTTAATTCTTAATCTTGTTTCTTCTACAAAGATATCTTCTAATCTTTTAATTAAGTTACCTGTCTTAACTTTATCCATGTCCCAATTATTCTTTTTAAGAAACGAATAAAAGTCTTCCATTCTAAAATAAGTAAAGCCATCTTCTGTAAATGGAAGTTTGTTAAGAACATCATCCATAGTTCTGGCACTCTGTCTATTAGTTGTCCAGTCCTGCAAGAGTCCTGTAATTTCATTAGTAGGATTTAAAGACTCCAATGGTTCTACTTCTTGTAAGTTAGTCATCATAGGTTTTAAAAAATGTTGTTTCCAATCTTTAGGTTTAGGTACTGGTACAATTAAATTAGCTTGGTCTAAACATGCTAACGCAAACAAAGGTGGGCTATATAATTGTTCTGTTTTTAATTCTATTCTAGTCTTATCCACATTTAAAAACCATTGCGGCGGTGTTGAAGTATACTTTGTAAGACTTCCAAGTACTGGCATCTCTTCCTCACCAAATCCTACACCAAATCTTTTTGTTCTACATAAACCAGATTGACATACTGCATTGATAGGTGCATCTTTACATCTATACTTGTCATAACCTTTTCTGTTTACTGATTTAATTAATTGTTGAACCTCACTATTACTAAGTGGTGGATTCATATGTTGCATGTTTGCTTTTACAATTTCATCTTCCCATGTATCTGGATTAGATTGTTTGTAATATACTGCTACATTAAATAATGCATTGTTCCTAGAACCCTCACCAAAACCAATTGATGCTAATTTATTTAAGCAAGGGGGTCCTCCAGGAAATGTTTCTTTTATTTTTTCTTCTTCGATTTTAATTTCTTCAACTTCTTTTTTCGTGCGACTGTAAACATCATAGAGCTTATAAAATTCCTCAAGTGTACAACTGGCGCCAATATCGTTGATAGCATAACGTAGTCCTTTCATTTGATTGTGGTAAGGTAAGTTTAAGAAATTACCAGTGTCACCACGCTCCACTAGTATTTCAGTTTGTTTAGGAAAGATCTCTGATCCTTCATATCCTAAAACTTTTGATATTTTTTTTAATTTAGATTGCATCAATGATGCAGGAATATTTTCTTTGGTAAATAAAAAGACGTGTGCTCCGCCAGATTTAGATCTGCACAATACTAAAGGGAGTTTAAGACTCCGAATACTTTTAATGAGGCTAGTGTGATCAAGGTCATATTCGTCAATATCAACGCACCCCCACCTACAATCATTATTTTCTGTGATAGGGATAATCCCAAGGGCGGGTCCTTCTCCGTTAAGATGATTGGTCCAAAGTTCGTCGGTGACGTTTTTACGAACAATAAAGGCTTTACCTTTTTGTTTACTACCATTCTCTCCTCTGTCACCGGGTTGATATTGTCCATATGCTATTGTTAATCCGCTAAAAATTTGTTTGAACTTATCCATATATTACTTTCTATATTCTTTGTAAAGGGGATCTTGCGATCCCCTTAAATTAAATCTAGTACGGAGTACTATCTTTAGGTTTCTCTTCTACACTCTCTTTTGTTTGCACGTCTCCTTTAGCGACACTAGAATTAAATTCTTTAGACTGTAAGTATAAAGATTTATCTTCTTGTCCCATAATTCTGTCTTGTGTAATAGACCAACCATACCAAGAACCCTTGTCGTTCTTTTGTACAGCTGAAGCCAAATTATACACAACTCCATGCATTGGTGGGATAGCATATCCACCCTTACCATCAGAAATTTGTATGGTTTTCATCATAGAATTCCAATTTTTACTGACAGAAAGTTGCGAAGATTTCATAGTTATCAACGCTGGCGTCATACCACCTGCTTTAGTTTCCATTAAAACATAGTAATAAGCAGTTTCTTCTAAATAGTTACCATTAGGTAATCTAATTTTAGATCCTTCTCTTTTACCTGTTTGAACAATTGGACTATTGGGTAAATGTACTGCTACTGTAGCGGCCATCATATCCCCTTTGTCTGATTTTTCTGGATAGTCTTTTTTATAATAACAAGGAACAACTTTAATTCCTTTTTTACCATCGAATACTTCGTTAGTAACGTTATTAAAAATCATACCTGGTTTAGCACCATCTATGTATTTACCATCACCTTCATTTACTTGTGCTGATAACTGTCCCAAGATTCTGACATATGGCAATGCCATATCTTCTTGTGTCATATTCTCAAAACCTTGTTGTAGGTCATTGCCAAATAAGGCTACTGATCCTTGTTCTTTGTTCATTACTTCTTTGCTCATTTTTCTTTATCCTTTGTTATTTCCGAGTTATTTTAGTTTTAGCTTTAATCCAAAGACTAAAGTTTTCTGAAGGCATGTCCGACCCGGATCGAACACGCTCTTCATATAGAGCAGAAAGAGTTGCCCAGTGCACGTCTGACTTTTGCTCTGGATTAAACCCATTTTCCGCTGCAAGGTTAAGCAACTGCTCAGCCTTGTGATCTTCCCCACTACCAAAACTTACAAAAACATTGTTTTTAATAATATCTCCTAAGTTATGGTCACGAAGCCATTGTAAACAACCTTCTCTTCTTAAATCATCTTTAGGAATGGTTGCTCTAAATTCTTTTTTAACAGAAACTTTAGACCCATCAGCTAATTTAATTTCTGATAGTCCTTGCTCAGATAATAATTCTGGTATTACCCTAGAACCAATATCATCTGCCTCTGCTTTTTTTATTTTTAATTGCTCTTCAAGTGTAGCTATCTCATCTTCTTTTGCTTTTAACTTTACACACTCTGCAGCTATATCAGTTATCTCTATACTATCTAAAAGATCCTTAGAATCTTTTAACATCATATTAGTTACTTCATTACTCATATTCTTTCTTCTTTCTAGTTATAAAAGTCTAATTCTAAAGGGTAGTATCTATACTCTCTTCTATCCCATTTTAAAACATTAAACTTTCCGTTGGTTACATCACTTATAGCAATATTGCAAATACCAATTACTATTGGATCTCCTATTGCTAACAAATAATCTTGTGATCTTATATTCTGTAAATTTTTTTTCATCTTTCTCACAAATGGAGAAGTAGAATAAATAACTTGAGAGTCTGGTCCTGTGTTAGGTAAACAAATAACTAAGTATCCAAAATCAGATGCACTTAATATATTTATATTTGCTGGTGGTTGCTGTGCAACGTAAACAAATTTTTCTTCTGGATTGCTTTTATAAAACTCTAAAAATTCTTTTAAAGATTCTGGTTTATATAATTCAAATATTTTATTTTTCATTCTAATAATTCTAATTTCTTTTTACTTGACAGTTCTTATACTGTGATTTATATAATTGTCAACTAGAAAGAAGA